ACGGCTTATCTGTTCCTTCTCATGCTTGCTGGCGTCAGTGTTGATCGCCGGAAGTGTCATCATCGGTTTAACCCGAACATCAGCGTCAGGGAAGATGCGGTGTACTCTTTTGCTTAACTCCCCCCCAGAATGATGTCCTTTGCACCGGGTAAACCATCAAAATTCCTTTTGTCATAAACGAGTTCCACAAACATTACGAGTCACCTCTTTACTGGATGAATATACAGTATTTATACTGTGTTTTTATTCGGTATTCAAGAGAGGGCGTAATGATGCCACGACGCAGCGATATTGAAATGGCCTGGCATGCTTCGATACAGCAAGAACCAAATGGCCGGAAGACCGTCACCACGCAGCGGTTTGTCCAGGAACTGAGCAAGGTTAACTGGAACTGGACGATGAAGCAGGCCAACGAATGGATCGAGTGGTATGTGACAACGTTCCGCGATGTATCAACGCAGGAAGGAGAAAACCGTACCTTTCAGCTGTTTAATCCAAACGGAGGACTATAGTCATGGGCTTCCCGTCACCTGCCAGTGATTACGTTGAAACAAAGATTTCCCTCGATCAGCAGCTAATTAGCCAGCCAGCTGCGACTTATTTCATGCGGGCATCGCGTTCACATTTCAGGGAAGGGATAATCCAGGGAGCGCTGCTTGTTGTTGATGCGTCACTTACTGCCTGCGATGGCTCGCTGCTGATATGTGCAATAGACGGGGAATTCAGGATCAAGCGATATCGAACTCACCCGGAACCGCACCTGATCAATCTGGAGAACGGGAGAAGGGAGGCGCTGCCAGTAGACGATGATAGCTACAATTCTGCACCCGCTATATTTGGGGTGCTTACTTACATCATCAATGACGCCAGGAATGCAGAGTTTGATGATTGCCCGGTGATGTGAGCACATCACTGTTAAGTGAAGTATGAAGTGGGGTTACGTGGTTGAGGTTAATTATCATTTCTGTCTGGATTGTTAGACAAACCAATCCCTACCTTTACTGTAGCGAACACCATGATACATAGAGTGACTATTACAGAAGATATCAATGAGAGGCTAGTGATCATAACGCTTCTTAATGTTAGATGGATTCGACTATTAGACTACTACATTGTGGAAAGGTTCCTGGTAATTCTCGCACACTCAATAAAGTAGGTATTGTCGACACCCCGGATGCAAGAATGTAACTCGGTGTGCTATGGATATAGACGACTTGAAGACGTGACTTGTGGGGCATACTTGGGGCAAAAATGTCTGCTTTGGGGCATTTTGGGGCATGAATGGGACATTATTGCACACATGAAGTTTACCGAATTTCATGCGAAACTATTTTTTAATGCATTGAATAAACTAAAGAAAACACATGCTCTTGGGCGTTCTTTAGTGATTTTTAAAATGCCCGCGTCACGCAGTTAACATGACGGGCGTTAGGGGTTAACTTACTGATTTTAATAATCCTCCCGTACTGTTATCGTGGCTATGGGGCATCAATGGGGCAAAATCTGCCAGCTTCTGATTCAGCATTGCGATCTGCTCTGCGCTGCTGTCAGCCATCCATGCGCCGTACACATTGAAAACCATTTGCGCACTAGCGTGCCCCATCTGACTGGCTATAAAGCTTGGATTGGCGCCAGCGGCCAGTGACCAGCACGCGTAAGTGTGGCGCGACTGGTAAGCTTTTCGATGCCTGATCCCCGCCTTTTTTAACCCTGCGTCCCACGAGTCACCAAACGAATCAACCTTGTAGATAACCCCCACATCCTTACTTCGACGGACTATCTTAGGGTTAAAGACAAATGTACAGCTGTGCTGCGTTGTTCGACCATATTCACGCAATTGCACGTTGATGTGATACTGCTGCCCGAGTCTGGTCATTTCCATCTGATTCCTTAACGCATCGATGGCTGGCTGAATGAGGTGTATCACTCTATCCGTACTGGCGTCCGTTTTCGGTAGTGTGAACTCGCCCAGTTTTGTATAATTACGGCGAATTGTTATTGTACCCGCTTCAAGGTCTATATCTTCCCATGCCAGGGAAACCAGTTCTCCGTGACGAACACCTGTGTACACCGCCAGTGACCACATGTTTTTCGTCTGCTGATGCCGGCACGCATCTATCAGACGGATGAATTCATCACGGCTGAGCGGATCTGGCTCCACCCTGGCCCTTTTTAATGGCTTTATTCCATCAAAGGGATTTGCCTTTATGTACCCATTATCGGCGGCGAACTGGAACATTCCGGCGATAGTCGTCATGTAGTAATTGACGGTGACCGCGCTCCGGCCCTTAACAGGGATCCTGCCCTTTGCCGCGCACTGATAACCCATCAAAAGCTCTTTCCTGATGTACAGCAACTCTTCTTTCTCAATCGCTGTCACCAGTCGGGTAGCCCCGATCAGCGGTACAACAACTGCCACGACCGACTCGTACCGTTTGTGCGCGTTCGCGCTGATTTCCATCTTTTTCAGATCCAGCCACTTCTCTTCGAGTTCTTTCACTGTGATTTCTTTCTTGCCCAACCCAAAAATTTTAAGGTTAGGTGAATCTGGAAACCGTTCAGCATAATCAAAGCTTCCCGTGCGGATGGCAAAGCATACCGACACCCGCAGTTCCCCGGCGATCTTCCTGTTCTTAGCGGTGTCAGGGACACCGAGGTTTTCCCTGACGCGCTTACCTTTAAAATTAAACCAGATGCGCAGACTGCCACCGTGGTTTTCGACGCCTGTTGGATATGTGATTTTATCCATTAATACCTCCAGACGCCCAAGAGCAATACGAGCTTACCTTTTTCATGGCATCAAATCATCCTGGCTGCTTGCTTTTCATTGAAGCGACCCAGGCATCTACAGCCTTTCTGTTATACATGCACTCACTGGAAGGTTTTGGATTCCCGTCAGGTGATACGTGGATATACTCCCTCCCAACCATCCAGCACTCTTTTCTGGCCCGGAGGATGGTACCGGGCTTGAGCCCGGTCACCGCGATCAGAACACTTTCACAAACCCAATCGTTAGGAGCTAACTGAATAACATTGCTCATATACCCGCCTCACACCAAGTCAAGGCCACGGCAGTGGCGCCACACATCAAACATCCGCTTTACCACTTCCCTACAGTAAAAACCGTCGCAATCTCGCGTAAGGTCGTAACGGCTCCCGTACCGTTGGCGCACCCATATTTCAAATGCTTTGTGCATTACTTCACCTCTGCAGATAACGTCGTCACAATTACATGCTGGCGCGCCTTGGGCTTTATCAGAAAAATAGCCTTGTCATGTCTGAGTCCGTACCCACCCTCACGTTCGCAGCGTGCGACTGAGGCGCATAAAGAGCGGGGAATTCCTTTCTTGCTGACATCAAATACCCAGGCGTTTTTGAGGTCGAGGATCAGATTCCCCACGTCGCCACCAATGCGTTCGATATAGCGTTCAATAGCGTGAACGGTCACCATGTAGTGGCGAAACTGCACACTTCCGGAGGCGGTCATTATTGGCGTCGTAGTGGTCATAACTTCACCTCCACGCCGATCCCGGCGATAATACAGGCTCGTTCTATAGCTTCTTTCGCCCAGCGCTTATAGGTTTCCGGATGGAAAGCCTCGCTTTTGCCTGTACCGCTCCAGAATGCTTTTGAACCAGTATCTGGCAGGGTGATGGTCAATTGCTTACCATTGGTAACATCGTTAATCAGCCCTGACTTAATATTCAGTTGCAATTCTTTGTCTATCAGTGCTTCTTCCAGTTCGGCAACATGGCATTCAGAATCAATCAGGTTGCTTTCCACAGAAGACAGGGCTTGTTTTAGTCGCTCGATCTCCGCCGCCATGTAGTAACCGGTTTTGCTCCAGGTATCCACATCATCACCGGTCATATCCGGTTCCATCGTCGCCATGAGAATGGCGTCGTGATAGTCCTGGCTGCCACTGGTAATCGCAACAGCGTAGGTGTCACTGTTTTCGCGCTTATGGATAAGCACGACAGGGTTAGTGATTTTGCTCATTTCGCCGTCTCCCGCTCAGCTTCGATGATGGCATCTACAGCCATCACCAGAGTTCTGGCTAGGTCGTCGTAATCCTGCCACGCATCATTGCTAAAAAAATTCGTGAGCATTACCGGCGCTATCTGCACAACGAGGTGCTGGCGGTAAGTCATGCCACGGGGAGTATCGATGCGTGGGCATGGATAGGCTGAATGTTGTCCTGTTTTCACGACTAACCCCCGAAATCCATCAAAAATTTGTATTCAATCAGCGCGCCGAACACGACGGCCACCAATAACAGGGCAAACAGCATGGACAGGAGAAATGATTTCATCTTGTCACCTCTCGCTGGATTGTTTTGTAGGCCCGCAGCATGTCGCGATATTTACCGGAAAAAACCGTCTTCATGAAGAACATTCCACTACGGTTTGCAACTATTCCTAAGGTTGAAAAAAGCGTGGTATCGACCACGCGGTTATGTTTACGGAACTCAAACACAGTGCTGGTGATCACGATGTTCGCTACGGCGCCATAGTCCTGATATTCGATTTTCATGCCAGATGCTCCTCAATAATTTTGAAAGCATCATCACGGCATGGCATCACGACGAACTCAGGATTACCGTATGCAGTGTTGATCACTGGATCGAACTGAATGCGAACCGCTCCAGCCTCACCGGAAGGGCGTAACTGGATGGGAATAAACTTCCGCTCGCGACCAAACATCTTTTCCGGATAACTGAGGTATTCAGCCTGGATAACCGGATTGATACTGAAATCCACTTTTTTCGGGATGACGCGTTCCATATCAGGAAAGCGACCATCAACAAGTTTGATGCCGGTGATCGAAATCCGGCGTTCGAATGCGTCGCGGTGAATGGCAAACGCTTCTTTGTTAAATACCAGTTCAGTGGTTTCCGCTTTCGCCGGAACCGGCCCTTCAAACTGGACGATGATGTTTTTCTTCGTCCGGATGCCGTGCTCCATGCGCAGGGCTACATGCCCGTTAGTCGACTCGATATATTTCGGAGTGATGTGCACACCATTAAGGTAGTAACGGACATCATTTTTTGCTGCGCATACCAGAGCTGCGCGAATGAGTTTCGACTGGAGGATCATGCTTCCACCTCCACGAAGATCTCTTTCGGATCCTTACGCAGAACGAAGCCACCAAATTCAGGATGTTGCCAGCGCTTGCGTTTACCGCTTGGGCGAACGGATTCTTCCAGCAGCACCTGAAATGCGTGAATGAACGATTCACGATGTACGCACAGCCCACGAACTCCCGGCAACTGTCTGGAGGGCAGGTTTGCGAACTGAACAAGACGACGGCACGAAGGATCGGACAGACTGGTTTCCCATGACACTTTGTGTACCGGAACGAATTCGGCATCGGTATTCACGAATTCAGTCGAATTAATGCGCCGTTGTGGTAGAGAGGAAGATACAGGCGAAGCAGCAACCAGGTTGGCGCCACTCACTTCCATTACTGCTTTCATCGTCGCTGATGCGGTTGCTTCGGCCACAACGCGGGCCAGTGAAAGAATGTCATGGTTCATGCTGATTTCCTGCTGGTGTGATTTAGCTACTGGCACTTCTTTGCTGTATGTGCCTGTGGTCATGATGGCAGGGAGTACATCCTCACAAACCCAGTCCTGTACGCGTTCAGCCGATGGAAGCTGGCTACGCAGGATCAGTCGGAACAAATCAGCCTGACCGGCAAGTTGAGTGCCACGTGGTTTTTCACCAAATCCCAATTCTAACGATTCGTTATAATTAAGTTTAATCAGAGACTTACAATGGTCTTTCAGTGCTTTTGCTGGGTTCGTATACCCAAGCGACTTAGCCAATTCAACTGCGTCAAATGCTGGTTTTCCTTCGTAGAGGACCCCACTCATCGAAAAATCGAGCTCTTCTGAACTAAATGTCATCAGCTGGTTATTCATCATCAGTTCCCTCAGTGCATAACTGGCATTTCTGGCATGCCGCTGGTTTTAATCATTCCGATGTAGTCATCGTGAAGCATCTCAAGTCCTTTTCGCCCAAAGGGTGACATCCTGAATCCGTAGCCGGGATCTGCAATCACCATGTCCTGATACATGCGAAGGGCAAGGGCTGAACCCTCGCAAACTCCATATTTCTCGATGGCAATGCCTTCCACATGGTTGGCGAGAGAAAAACGCAGCGGACCGGGATAGATACTCAAATTTCCTTTTTTGCCCGAATAGATCACTGCGATATCAACACCACCGTCTTCGTTCGGGATTTCGATAGTGCCGTTCTTATCCTTCTCTTCGTTGATGAATACCGTTGCTACCAGCCAGCGCCACAGAATGAGTTCTTTCTCTGTGCCTAAAGAAACCCAACCAACTGCCACGGCATCCATAATGCAGGACAACCAACGCAGCCCCTCTGAGTTGCGGGAGTCAAAGCGCGAACCATCGAATTGTTTAACCGCGCCAGACCAGCCAATAACGCGATTTCCTATCTTGATGCCGTTTGGCGTAGTTTCTGGCGCGTCGTAATTGCTGCTCATCGAATACCCTCCGGTTTGCTGGCCTGTAGTTCGTCAACCTCTTTAACGAAGCGGTCGTGCATGGCGTCCCACTTCTCACACCATTTCGTCATATCACGCTTAATGGCCAGAATGCGGCGAAGACGTCGAACACAGCGCTGGTGGGCTCCGATGTACTCAACTGTTGTACCTCCTCGCTGCCAACAATTCAGTTCTGGATTGAGAGGGTGGACAGCCTGCACATCCGGGTAGCGTTGCTCGAAGCCGGAACGACGGAAAGCTTCGGTAGTCATAAAGAACGCCAGATAGCGGATCGCCGTATCGCGGCTGAAGCAGCGCTTCATACGGCCATGCCGCATCGCAACGAACAAGTTGCCCACAGGCGTATGGTGAATCTGAAATGCCAGGTCAATTGCGCTGGCGGTGCGGTTGTCGATCATCTGTCTTTCTCCCGGTTATAAGTTTCATGGCTCATTACTTCCCAGTTCCGGCCATCGTCTTTCGATAGCAGCCGCCAGCGCGGATTAACCTTCAGGCTGAGAAGTCCGGTGCGTCGCATACGTCGTGCATATACTCGCTTCCGTCGGTATCGCAGCAGGACCTGCATCGCCTGCAGGTGCACGCGTTCAGGTATTCGAATTGCTGTCAGTGCCACCAGTTAGCTCCTGTATACGTAACCCGGCTTCGCGAGCCATTTTGATAAAAGTGTCC